CGCTCATCCGTGTCGAGGTAGATGTAATCGACGTACAGGGAGGCAGCAGCCAGACCGCACTGGCCAACACGGTTACGAACAGCGTGGGGGTCAGCAGAGTTCGAGTAGTCCCAGCACAGGTTGTTGAGGGACTCGAACTCGAGGTTGATGCGGACTTCGTGGTACTGGAGGGCAATCAGGGGGAGAGCCAGACCAGGGTTGCGGCAGAACCAGAACTGCAGAGGGATGTACAGAGTGTACATGGGGGCGCACGAGGTAATGACCTCAGAGGTGAGGGGCTCACCGCCATAGCAGTCATTGTCGCAGTTGGAGCCGCCCTGGTAGAGCAGGTTGGTGAGCTCAGGGACGTTGCCGACCATCTTAGCATAACCAGCCTGCTTGCCAGCCTCCTGGGTGAGTTCGTTCCAGATGTGGAGCCAGTCACCATACTGCTTATCAATGCGCTGACCACCGATTTCGATTTCAACGTATTGGATAAGGTTGTGACCGATCCAGTTGAGCCAACGGAATTGAGCACCAGAGCCGTCCGAGGGCTGGAGGGCAACCTGAGGGAGGGTGGCCTGGAGGTACATGCGGTGGATCAAATCACCATTGCGCTGGATGGTGCAGGTGACCTTCTTGCCGAAGTTGGGAGCACCGTTGAAGGGGTTCTCGATGGACTCCATGGCGAAGTTAGTGTGACGACGGTATACAACCTTAAAAACAGGCGATACCCTTCCTTTCGGAATATTTATGAAGATGTATTCCACTAAAAATACATTTGCCTCTTTAAAGAGGCCGTCGTAACTTCAAAGGGATTGGACTATAACTTAAGCCTCCTTACATTTCTGTAGAAGACCCATCACCATTTAGTCTCTGAACTGCATTCATGCTATTTAAATATTCATATGCTTTATTTAATTTTTCTTAAAATAAAGCATTTAATTTTAATAGTTTAGAACTTGGCTGCGGATTGCCCATTTCAATGCATTATGCATATCATTATTAACATTGTTACCATACCCAAGGTCTGTTCTTGGCCATATTTCCCTTTCAAGAAATACTTGGTAGTTAATACTTTAGGAGGTTCCCGCAATTTGACGATGTTGCAATTTGTATATACAAATCACTAGCAACTGTGGCTGAGTTCATAATATGAACTACGTATTGGCACCACTAACGGACTTTATCAGATGAGTATACCAATTATCATCTGCCGATTGCTTTTCAACCCCTTTTATTGTGTTGAGGTGATCTGAGGGTTGCCAGTCAGGTAAACATCCTGGGCCCCGTACGCTACAAGTTGCATTAGCCCCCCGCCCGTCATGAATTTTTCTACTTAGCACGTAGAAAAATATTTTGGCAAAAACACAAATCTATAAAATACCGGAAGCTTTTAAACCATGACTTATTAAATTGAGTTATTGATCCATTCGCAAATAACCATAGAAAATAAATTTGATTTAAAATCTAGCATTTATACATCGCATACAATCGCATTCAATGGCTGCACAGACCCAACTATGTGCGCAAGAAGTGTGAGCATGGCAAGTACAAATATTTGTGCTCTATCTGTGGCGGCTCAGGCTTATGTGAACATGGTATACGAAAGTGCTTCTGTAAAGAATGCGATGGAAGTGCGTATTGTGAGCATGATATTATTAAATCAAGATGTAAAGAATGTAAGGGTGGAACCACGGTGTTTCGCTCCCCATTTGGATACACGCCCACAGGATTAATTCGAATCGACGACGCAGAAATGCGAAGAAGAATGACTGCATTAATGGCTCGAATCGAGGCAAATCGCGGGGAACCTGTGGAACAGGTAACAGTGGAGTATTTGTTTTATGGATAAAAGAAACGGAGAAAGGGTATAACCAGTGCTGCGCATATCCTTTCTTATTTTTTAGTAAAGGGGTGTACATAGTACTTACTTCATCTTTTTGGTTATCATAGAGCTTAAAGAAAGGGCGTATACTACAAATAGAACACCCATAATGGAAATAGTCAAAGCATTTAACTCAAATAATTTACACATAAATATTCTTATTAAAGGAACAGTTGAGTATCCTTTATTTATGGCAAATGATATAGGAAATGTATTAGAAATTGCCAATATGCGTACATCTATAAAAGACTATAATGAAACTGAAAAGGTAGTACATACTGTGAACACCCTTGGTGGAAACCAAGATGTCACATTTCTCACCGAAAAAGGTCTCTACAAAGTCCTATTCAAGTCACGTAAACCCATTGCGCAACAGTTTCAGAACTGGGTCTGTGAAGTTATTAAAGATATCCGCCTTACTGGTCAATACAAATTAAACAAAGAAATTGATGAACTAAAACAACAGCTGGAAGAAAAAGACCAATATACCAACACGATTATCCACAAAAATCATGTTGCAAATCATACCAAATTTTTACAGCTCTTCAGTGACAACAAAGTGGTCTACATTATTTTATTGAAACAACTTGAAATCAATAACGAATCCAAATACATCATTAAAATCGGCAAAACAGAAAAACTGGGAAGACGCCTCAAAGAGATTGCCGCCGAATACATGGTAAAAGAACCTCTTGTTCTCGATGTGTATGAATCCAATCATCTACTCAAATTGGAGCATCGTATTCATAGCCATGCGACCATCAAGGAATGGCGTCACGAGTATACTACGATGTATCATAAGATTGCAACGGAGACATATGCGGTCAATCAAAATCAACTCAGCGATGTAAAAATCATTATAAAAGACCTGCAAGATAAAATTCCTGATGAGACCGATATTGATAAACAATTACAGTTGGCCGAGCTACAGTTAAAAACCACCGAAGCTGAGTTAAAAAATAATGAAATCAAACTCAGAATCCTAGAACTCACCCAGAATCCTGCTTCAAAACATGAAATGATAACAGACATGAAACAAGACATCATGGCAGAGCTCCAGGAAGAGACGAAAGAAGACCCCATCACCGTTAGACCTAGAGCCATCATGGGTGCACACAATCCAGAAGTGTATCAGTACAATCCCGCAGATTTATCACTTGTTAAGAAATACAACAGTCAAGTCGAACTATCACGAGAGAAACCCAATCTTAGTCTAAATTCACTGCGAAGTGCGATTAAAAACAACACTGTCTATATAGGGTATCGGTGGATGACTGCCAAACGGGGTGAAGTACCGACGGTATTACCCACCAAAGAGACTGTGATTAAATCGCATGATACATCACAGTATATCGTGCGGTTAAATGATGATAAAACCAGGATTTTAAATGCCTATGCATCTGCAAGGGAAGGAATTGAAGACATGAAACGGCAGTTGAATATCGAAACCACGCTTCACAGTTTTAATAGACCCATTCAAACGGGCGGGTTACAGTTTGGATATTATTGGAATTATTTTGATAAGTGCCCGATGGAAGTACAGACGGAATTTTTATCACGGTCTTCCTTGCCGGTCTATGTTCATCCCTCAGGAACGACCATTGTGAAGATATGCCCGACCACGGGTGTGACAGTGGACACGTTTCATTCCAAAATGGAGGTAACAAAACGCAGTGGAATTTCGGCGAGGAAACTAAATGCGATACTAGATACCGAAGAGGTGTATCAGGGGTTTCTGTGGCGCATGAAATAAGTGGCGTCGTTTATGCACGTGACCGACGCGATTTATGCTTTCGAGAACGGTGTTTGCGCTTCGTATTGGAGCGATTCTTTCTGCGTTTTCCTCCGCGGGGTGGCATTTGAGGATTCCCAATCGGCAGGCCATTCGGGCCAATCGGAATGTCAAACTCAGGGTTATTCATAGGAGGCGGGTTATTCATAAGAGGGCGGTGAATCATACGAAAATTAGGCGCAGAAGAATTGGCATTATTAAGATTACTATTGCTATTATTTGTAGGACGATTACGATTGCGATTATTGCTATTGCTATTGCGATTATTGCGATTATTGTTATTGCTATTGCTATTGCTATGGTAATCACTGTTATTGTTATTGGCTGACATAGGCTCTACAGTACCTCCACAAAATTCTACGGGCCTAAACCTATCCCACTCATACCGTATCAGCCATGAGTGATAGTGCGTTCTTTAAAGTAAAGAGTTCCAAGCGCAGTAATCCAGAAGCTCGAACCACACTCGACGCCATTCATCATCAAAAGATTCAAAACATGCTCGAAGAAAAAGACAACCTGCCTACCTACAAAGAGCAAGTGGCCGCCTTGCAACAAAAAATCAAAGACACGGTATCAGACATTGAGATATGGCGATTGGAGCGGGAGGTGGAAGTACTTCAAAAGAAAATCAAATCGATTGAAAACGGCACGGATGTGATGGACTATTATCTGCGCACAGGCGACATTCTCTATAATTATTACGATATCCAAGAGCAGATTCAGAAAGGCAATCATACGTTTCATTCCAATAAGGCCAAGCCGGGCTCGATTTTGGCCATTTTGGAAGAAATTACACAGGACGGGGAAACCAATCCCACTCTTTTACCAGAAAAACGCGGATTGCAGCGCAATCAACTCCTCAACGATTATTTGCAGCTTGAAGACCCATCGATGGCCCGAAATACCATGGAAGAATACGATGACCCATGGACCTTATGCGAAGAATGTGGCAATGAAATGATTATGTGCTTGAATGAGGCGAATCTGACCTGCTCCAAATGTGGGCATCAGGAATTTATCCTGGTCGACAGTGACAAACCCTCTTATAAGGACCCCCCTCGCGAAGTCTGTTACTATGCCTATAAGAAAATCAATCATTTTAACGAATGGCTTGCACAATTTCAGGCCAAAGAGAGCACGGAGATTCCTGCCGACATCTATGATGCCATTCTATATCAATTGAAGCGTGAGCGCATTACGAACATGTCGGCCTTAAAGCCAACCAAGTTGCGTGAGATTCTTCGCAAGATGAAATGCTCAAAATACTATGAACACATTCCGCACATCATCAATCGTCTCAATGGACAGAACGCGCCGTTCATGTCCCGCGAAGATGAAGAGAAGCTACGTCACATGTTTCGTGAAATTCAACCCTCGTTTAAAAAGAACTGTCCCAAGGGGCGGCGTAATTTTTTGTCATATGGCTATGTACTGTATAAATTCTGCGAATTGCTAGAGATGGATGAGTATTTGGCGTGCTTTCCGTTATTAAAAAACCGCGACAAACTGTATTTGCAAGACAAGACGTGGGAAAAAATATGTCATGAAATGAAATGGCAATACTTGAGGACTGCGTAGAAAAAAAATAGTCGGGATTTCACTTGTAAATTTTAAGAAAATATGAAAAATACGAGATTTAGAGAATAACATTACAAAAAAAACCAGCTTAAAATAAAAGTGTACGGTAATAGTAGAATGACAGAAACTATCATGACTGAAAAATATCAGACGAGCAAGATTTATAGACTGCAATGTGAAGATGGACATTATTATATTGGTGCAACCACGCAAGCGTTAGATCTACGTTTAAAGAATCATAGAAATCTATCATCCACTGGTGTGAATAATGCATATACTTATATGAATACTGTTGGATGGGATACAATTACAATTGTACTTATTGAAGAATATGCATGTGCCTCCAAACAAGAACTAAATAAAAGAGAAGAATTTTATATTAAAGAAGCAAAAGAGGATAATTTTTGTCTTAATCATGCTCATGTAAATAATTATAAAAAAGGTAAGATTTATAGATTGCTCTGTTTCGATGGACATTATTATTACGGATCTACTACGCAGCGCCTAAATTATAGATTTCATCATCATAAACATGCTGCAAAAGAGGGGACAAGTAGAGTATATACACACTTGCGTACCGTTGGTGTTGATACAGTTATTATCGAATTGGTAGAAGATTATCCATGCAATAGTTTAAAAGAACTATATGAACGTGAAGATTTATATATCCAAGATGCACTTCACGATGAAATGTGCTTAAATCACCATCGCGCCTACGTCTCCCCCATAGAAAAACAATATCAACAGATAATCTATACCGAAGAGCATCGCCAAGAGAGCATCGAACGAACCAAACGTTATCGCGCTGCGCACCATGAAGAAATCCTGAAAAAAGAGGAGGCATTCCGTCAGGCGCATCGTGCTGAATTGGCCGCCAAACAGCGCGACTACATGGCTGTGCGGAACATAACCCATGCCGAGGAATTAAAAGAAGCCAGAGTCGCATATAATCAGGCACATAAAGAGAGAATCTATGAAAATTGTAAAAAATACAATGCAGCGCACAAAGAGGAAATTGCTGCCTATAAAAAAGAATGGGCGAAAAAGAAGGCAGAGGAACAGGCAGAGACCATTGCTGCCGAACGCGAACAAGCCCGTCTGGCTCGTGAACAACAATCGGCGGAACGTGTGAAGAAAGACCGCGCCATTCACACTTGTGAATGCGGTGGAACGTATCAGTTTTATCAGAAAAAACGTCACATGGATTCTAAAAAACATGCGACGTTTCTCATACACCTTTGAGCATTTTAAATGCCCAAAGGCGGAACGCATTGCGCCTTTGGGCAAAAGGTGTAAAATAAATTCAACGCCTAGAGCAAGAATGGCGACCATTCCTAGTCAAATGATCTATCACCTGATGGTAAACAGTCTTGCACCGTTGATTTCTTCCAGTCTATCGAGTTTGTATACCTCGTACAATACACCAGAACCAGTACCCACCCTGGTGCGAACCGAAGTGGATGACGAGCGGGAGTTGAGCGCACTGCAAATGGACCGCTTGTTGAAATGGATGGGGCTCATTTTTGATGATTCTGTTGTAAAAGGAGAGACGACGGAACTGCAAAAAGCCTACAAACGTGAGCTCTACAGTCTATACACCACCATCGTCTCGGATTACCGACAATATCAACAAATGAAGAAATACAATCATGGTCTGTGGATGCTTTCCTATTATCGTAGCAAAGATACCAAATCATTGGCGAAGCGAATCATGGACGACGTGGCACTGTTTCAAGAGGGGCTGAAGATGTTCACCATGTTTGAGAAACTGTAAAATTAGTGACGCCGAGTGTGGCGCCTGCGTTTGGTATGACGTTTGCCACCAATGGGTTGTCCAGGTTCTCTTTGTTGATTATTTTGATTATTTTTATAATTATTTGCAAACCCGTATGGATTGGCGGAGGTACCCATTCGATTGTTCGTGGGAGGTGTTGGTTTTGTAGCAGGGGCCTGATAGAAATGAGGAGGTAGTGTAGGTTCGGAAGCGCTTTTTTTTAAGTTACCTAATGCTTTCTGTGTTCGCACGTGTTGGTCGCGCTGTTTCTCCAATCGTTGGTGTAAATGATTATTGCCAATTTGAATATATTTAATCGCGTTTTTCTGTCGTTGCACCGCATTTGCTTCCGCCGCTGCTTTTGCCGCTGCATTGTTATTCCATTTTTTTTTTGCAACTGTGATTCGCGCTGCGTTTTCTTTGACTTTCCTTCGATATTGTTCTGCCTCTCGTTCTGCCAAAAATCCAGTTGGTGATAGTATCTCATTAGCGGTCTTATATTTGAGCAATTCATTGGCAGTCTCTGAATTGTATCCAGCATCGATCAGTCGTTTTTTTAGAATGTTCTGCAGTCGATTCATGCTTTTATTCACATAGGGGGTCTCTCCAAATTTCCACCACGCGTTCGACATATCTAGCTAGCCTTAAGAATATATACAAAAGATACCTACGATATGTTCTCGCTCGCCAAACACATCTATGCCTTAGAGCGTACCATGCGCACCATTCCCCATCTGCCCACTGCCTTTGAATACTATTCGGCCATTCACATGACACAGTTGTATCAAAAACCGTTCTATGTCTATCAAGACATTCCCGCGCAAACCAAACAACAATGGGGCTTTCCTTTGCAGGACATGGGGGTTGATCTGGCCGATGAACGCTTCGACCATATTGCGCAAGTTAAATATTATCGAAGTGATTCCGAAATTACATATGGTAGACTTTCTACATTTTTGGCTACGCCCCTGTTGGTTGGACGCAAACACCTCACACTGAGTCTCCTTCGGCCACAGGAATCCATCCTCCACGCCCATATTCAGAAGATAGTGATGCGTGGTGATATCACGGACCATACTCTGTGCGCGAAGGCATTTTTGCACGCGATGAAATAAATCGAATCACCTCGTAGAATATGCCCCCTTCCTTTTACGCTGTCATTGTCATTCTCTTTATTTTATGTACGCCTGGTGTTCTCATGTCGTCTCGTAAACCCCATGTGAGCACAGTAGTAATTCATGCCGTGGTCTTTGCGGGCTTACTGCATAGCATCTGTATGATATATGAACGCCGTACAGAACACTTTAGCGGTGCGGCTTCTCCGTACAGTACGGGCTACATTGTTGGCGAGTGCATTTTGATTGTCAGTGTGGCGCTGGTATTTGCCATTCTCACGGGCGGAGGGATGGCGGGGGCGGGGGCGGGCGTGTATGTGGCGACTCAGTAGTCCGCACACAGATGACGTAGCGTACGCACCTCGGGATACATCTCTTCCAACAGCCCCATCTCGTGCGCATTCAAATGTTTCCAAGGGGCGTGCACGGCGAAGCTGCGTTCGTGAAACATGGTTTCCACGGAAAATGTCATGGCTTTTTTCCAATGCGGTTTGTGAAGGCGAATCACACTCTGATACGTAAAATACACGTCCTCGTTAAACAGATAATTATAGTTCGGCACCTTGTCACAAATTTCCATCATTTTACTTTTTCGTCGCAGTGAAAATCCCCCATTGCCTACGACACCATTGCGCCAAGGAGCCCCCACATAATCATACCTCAAAAACTCATGTAGTAGATGACGATTTTGATGTAATATCATGGTATCCGTTTGAAAAATAAGAAAGACCTCCGTCGGAATGCACCGATAAAACGCAGTGCTCATCAGAATTTTGTTGTATTGCGCAATTGTCAGATTGTCCGTGTGCAGGGACAGAGGTGGTAAGATTCGATGTTGAACGGCAGTGAATTCGGTGGCGATGAGATTTGCTACAAAGTCTTGATTGGCAGTACCGTGAAAGAGTAGCACGCTCCATTCTTCAGGAAGATGTGCGAGTATGTTATGAAGAACATAGGACAATGCCCGATGAGGGCGCGGCTCAATGATGACCGCGGTATACATACATGTATCAAGGCGGGTGTACTTTAGATTTTTGGTAGGAGTGTGGTCCGGTCTTTCGCGTCCGGTTCTTCGATTCGGTTCTTCGATTCATACTTGATTTTTATTCGAATGATTAAATATAAGATGTCTTCGGTAGCTCGTGCGTATTCTCAGATTCCTGCCCATGGCCAATTCCTCTATGCCCCCATCGCTAGCAACCACGGTGGCTTCACAAAAGATGCACTGGCGGCTCGTCTTGCTGCCAATGCCAGCAATATCATCTCCTTTGATGGCCTCCAGCTCAATACCATCAACTATTCTGATTTCCTGAACGGCATGTCGGCCGAGTCGATTTCCCAGGGCAATTTGTTCCGTGACATGGGTAAGGAGATTCACGTTCTGCAAAAGGGTGTCAAGGTGGCTGTCTTCCGCTATGGTCAGCTGGTGGACGATGCGGATGCCATCACCGAAGGTGTGGGTGCCTCCCCCAATCTCTTCCTCTGCACGTGGCAATCCGCGGGCACAGCTTGCCCCAGTGCCCTTAGTATGGTGAAGGTTGTTCGTGCTTAGAACTTTTTAGGAAAAAGTTCGCAAAAAGCGGCTTTGCCGCCAAGTCATATAGAACTTATTATTTTTAGGAGGAAATCACATCCTAAAAATAATGGCACATAGGTAAAACGTTGGGCATAGGGGCGAGAGACGGACATGATTATATTGGGGGTGGATATTTTTTGGAAAGAGGAAGGAAGTGGAGTGGAATTATAAGATTTAGACCTATACCAAATCCAGGATATAAAAATTTATAGAATTTGATCAGTTTGTTTCAGAGTTTGAAGAGAATCTAATAAGTTAGGATATACTCTAAATCCGGCATGTGTAAAATTGACGCACAATATTTCATTCTATAAAGTATAGAAAATGAGCTGTTCTGTTACAACTAAGAAACTGTGTGGCGCATGCGAGACATGCCGCGCGAGATCATTTGCGACGCATGCGAGGGCAGATTGTTGGAGTGCTAAAAATGAACTACCTCCCAATCAAGTTCTTCGTAGTAGTAATAAAAAGTATATCTTTGATTGCAAGGATTGTGACCATGAACTGGTGATGACACTTTGTAATGTATCAAAGGGGCAGTGGTGTAAATACTGTAATAGTGATGGTCTATGTGAAGCAGAAGACTGTCTGTTTTGTTTTCAGAAATCATTTGCGGTGCATCCCATGGCAGAGGCATGGTCCGCTCAAAATGAGAAAGGAGCGAGACAGGTGCTGCGAAATTCGGATAAAAAGTGTTGGTTTACGTGTAAAGACTGTGAACATGAATTTGAGGTGAAGCTGTGTAGTATTCAGAAAGATACACACTGTATCTATTGTGCAAATCAAAAGTTATGCGACCGTGATGACTGCAAAGTGTGTTTTAAGAAATCATGCGCATCTGATACCATTGCGCAGGCCTGGTCTGCTTTAAATACGATTCAGCCCCATCAAGTCTTCTTGCAATCCAATAAAAAAATGCACTTTGACTGTTCGGTGTGCCGTCATACCTATGAAACTACGCCGAATCATTATGTTAATCGAAGCGGCTCTTGTCCCTATTGTACTAGTATTTACTTATGCACAGATACAGAATGTCGGCATTGTCTTCAGCGGTCATTCGCTTCGCATCCGCAGATGAAATGTTGGAGTGCTAAGAATACAATTGACCCTCGACATACATTCAAGGGGTCTGAGAAAAGAGGCATCTTTGATTGCGATGTGTGCCATTCTGAGTTTGAAGCGAAACTCTACAATGTGCTGGCGGGATATTGGTGCCCGTACTGTAAAAATAAAACAGAGGCCAAAATGCTGAAATTCTTGAAAAGCGTATATCCAACGTGCAAAAAGCAGGTTCGATTCGACTGGTGTCGCTTTTCAGAGACGGGAAATATTATGCCGTTTGATTTTGGAATCGATAAGGTGCTCATCGAAGTCGACGGTGCACAGCATTTTCAACAAGTTTCAAACTGGAATAGCCCTGAAAGTGTGCAGGTCAAAGACGTGCAGAAAATAAAGAAATGTATCGACGAAGGCTATTCCATTATCCATATCTATCAAGTGGATGTCTGGGAGGATGCTTACGATTGGAAAGCGGCCATTGAACGAGAGATAGCAGCGATAACGGAGCCCTGTTGCATCTTTATGGCGAGCAAGGAGGTGTATTCGATGCATGTATCAGGATTGGATGGGGTGGCGTATAAAATAGTTCGTGTATAATATTTACACCTTTGGACATTTTAAATGTCCAAAGGCGGAACGCATTGCGCCTTTAGGCAAAAGGTGTACAAGTTTAAAAATATCACATATTCTCAAAATAGTAAATGTTAGGGGTTAAATCAGAAAGATAGTCAGGAGGGGGGTCATGTCTTATTTTTATCTAATGTGCGCACGAGTGATCATTTTATCAAAAATGGGTGATTACAAACGTGCGGGGAAGCCAACGAGATTGGCTCCAAGTCCAAAACCTGCGCCTTGGCGGGCTGTAACTCCCACGCTCGGGCTCACGGCATCCAGAATAGCAAACACGACAGCGGCCAGGACGGCCAGGGTAGCGACCTCATCCAAGGGGAGGGCACGCTTGGGGATAAAGATAGCGGCGGCGGCAATGACCAGGCCTTCAATCAAATACTTGATAACGCGGTTAATAATCTCAGCGAATCCGTAGCCCATCATTTTCTATATTTTACCCTTAGAAAAAAACTCAATCACACGGATGGAACGATTCATTCCAGAGTCTAAAGCACGCGAACCCAACATGATTAGTAACCATGAGCCAAAATACCGTAGTGGAAGACTTTCTGGACGAAGACACGGAGATTCCTGGCCAGCGTTATGTGCTACTGAGTTTTCTCAGTCCGGAGAAAGTGCTCGATAAAAAGGAATTGTTCTTCTTCCAGAAATTTCTACAGGGCTACGAAGTCGAGTGGAAAGTGAAGAATCTGGAGAAATACCTGGTAGATGTGGTAAAACACGTGAACGATGAACTCGATGACCGCGCGCGCGAACTGGAGAAGAATGACCAATTTGATTCCGCCGCCATTTGCCGTAAAAACCGATTGAGTGTGGACGGGGTCATGAGCACCTATGCGGCTTTTATTCAGAAGAGCAAGAGTGAGTTGACGAAGACCAAGATTGTGGAGGCCTATGATGAATTCCTGTATGCCAACAAGAGCAAGCTGGAAGAGGAATTCTATGCGGTCAATGAGTTTCGTACGTCCATGCGGGGTGTCAAGGTGCGGGGTGTGTACAATAACACGAAGGAAGCGGAGTTGAAGGCGAAGAAGCTCCAGCAGAAGGACAAGTATCACAATATTTTTATGGGTGAAGTGGGGAAGTGGACACCGTGGGACCCTTCACCGCATGAGGTGCAGGACCAGGATTATAACAATGACCAGCTCAATACGCTGATGAAGAAGTACAAGGAAAATGAGGATTCGCGTGAGAAGTTCTTTGAGGAGAGGACACAGGCGTCGAAGAAGGTCTTTGGTTCCAGTGGCTCTGCCTCGGACCAATTTGGCAGTATGTTTCAGGGCCAGGGTGATTTGGCGCATCAGCGTAAGGTGGAGAATGCAGTGGTACAGCCTGTGGCACCTGTAGCGCCTGTAGCGCCTCCCACTCCTCCTGCTGAACTCGTAGCCCCTTCTGCCAATGAAGTACACGAAGTAGAAGAATCCAAAGAGTAATTTATAATTGTAAAAATACAATGTTTCACATTATTTATTTTACAATCTACGAGTAATATCCCGTGCTCGGGACAGGGCCGCCCACATAGTTGGAGATGCAGGATTGGGTAAGGCCATCACAGAACGTACCCTCAGGGCACGATTTGCCACTGGTATCAACATTGCACAGGTAGCTGGTATTTCTGTCAGGAACATATTCGGGTGCCGCGGCTACGCTCGGGACATGATCCACTTGCATGTCTTGAAAGCCTGAAATGACATAATGCGGTTCCATGCGGTCAATGTAGCGCACCACCATCGGGAGGACAATGACTGCCGCAACTAACAAAATCAACATCGCACCAATGCCCATTGCTTTCGGATGAACCATTTTTTCTAGCCAATGGTGAGGTTTTATTGCTGCACTTGATGCGAATTAGTATCGTGCGGGGGGTAGCATCGGTATATCGGACAATTCGGGAAACGCAACGAGTCGGTCCGATTTGCAGTAGCCATTGATGCACCGTACGCGTTCACCCACACAGGAAGGCAAATCAACACCGCAACGACCGGCATCGACGAAGGCTTCTGTATTTATCGCTGCATGTATCTCTGCATCCGTCGCGGTCACGCGTTCAATGACATAGGCCGCCATGGCAATCACTGTCACAATAAAGATGGTACCTGCCAGCTGTCTATATTTCATATCCATTCTACTAATACCGCTTTTGAACATTAATGGCGGGTCCTCGTAGCCGCATACTGGACTGTGGATCAAACGTTGCACTATCATCATCACCACCGCCGCGGGCCAACAGTTCCGACTGTCGCCATAATTCGGGCGCACCCATTTTGAATTCACCGTGTACTTCGGCCTTGTACCAAAAGATGGTATCCTCCAATTTATTACTCTGGGTATTGTTGTTAATTACCAGGCATTCATAATTCTGTGTACACTGATTCATCATCTGACAGAAGAATTCGAACGAGGGAAACGCTGACCCATAGTTTTCGAACAAGCGACGTCGATTGTTCATGTAGGGTTCCCTCAGAATAAAGACATAATCCACATTAGTACGCAGGGCGGGCTGGATACCAAGGGGGAACTGCATGGTAATGATGAAAAACACTTTGAGCCAACGACCATTCATAAAGAGATAGCGAATGTTTTTATCATGAGTCCATGAATCATCATACATACAATCGTCGAGAATCATGAAGGCACGGGGGTCGATGTTCGATTTCACGCCTTTGCCTTCGTCCTGTTGAATTCGCTGCATGACCAGCTTTTGGCGCTTAACAAAGTTGGCCAGAATGACAGGATTGTATTCGCCATGAATGAACATGGAGGGTACCATTTTTTTAAAGAAGCCATTGGACTCCTCTGTACCCGAAATGACACACCCCATCGGCAAATCTTGGTGATGATACAGCAAATCGCGAACCAGCGTGGATTTACCCGTACGACGGCGCCCAATAAAGACCGCTACTGCATCCTGTGGAATTGACTTCATCACAAACTTCCGGAGATTGACATTGACACCACCTTGTTGTTGAGCTGCCATAATATATTCCTAGTAGAAATCGAAGTTTTGTAGTGCGCCACATAAACACACACATAAGTCTTCCAGACAAAGAGAATGAAAGCCGTTCTGAAAGAACTGCAGACGGAGCCATGTCGAACCCATGAAATATCCGACAAGGACTACGAGGCATTCTCCAGTTATACGCATTTGCAACGGTACAATCCTGCCCTGGACCTATTTCCTATAGCTGATTCGGTACTGTCGCACAAAAACATCGAACTCCCTTCGATGTATCAAATTGACGCCTGGCTCGCCCAGGAGAAGCCCAAATTTTGGAGCGCGATGCGTCGCTCCACTGCCCATTCGTCGACATCCACGGAATCCGAGTCATGCACCGTATTCACGAAAATCATTCATTTACTTAATCCGATTGATATGATGAAAGAAAAGTATGTCTGTCCAGAGCATCCACTGTTACCCCAAAGTGAGAAAACCTGGAAAAGCACACTGTTAAAGTTACACAGTCATAACAATCAGGCCTATGTCGATGCCACTGCCAATTTTGTACTGAGTCGTTTTCGTGAATTGGACCTGACCCCCCACTGTGTTTTGTTTTACGGATCCTTTACAGGAATTAGTAAGAGCTATCAATACAACATTACCAATGAATACGATACGTATCGACAGTGTCGGTGGTTCTGGAAGGGGATGGCTTCTCACAGTGCGAAAATCGTGGTACAGCATGAGATGGATGCCGCCGACATTCCGAATTATGATGAAATCTGTAAAGAAATCATGACATGCCCCTTTGAAGAGGATGAAGAGTTAGAGGTGACAGGCACTGTCGAAGTGGACGATGCTACCTCCATCGCCTCGGCTCGTTCCATTCAGTCTTTTACGTTTGACAATATGGAAGAAGAAACCGACAATTCCAAGAATATCTTTGAAATCAACCAACAGGCCACGCGTCGACAGTCGGTGAAGAAATGTGTGTCCGACAGTGACAGTGAATTCGACAGTGACAGTGATTCGGACAGTGACAGTGATTCGGACAGTCTGATCCCGTCAGACAGTGGATCCGATGAAACTGTCGAAATGGATTTGAACATTTGTATTGAAATTCCGAATATGCCTATCATCATCATTCAACAAGAAGCACAAGAGGGTATTATGGACACGTTGATGGACCAGGATGAAATTGATGGACATGAACGGGGGTCTCAAGGGTGGGAATCGCGATGGCTGGCCTGGTTGTTTCAAGTGATTGCGGCACTGACATTTTTACAGAGTTCCCTGTGTTTTACACACAACGATTTGCATTCAAACAATATTTTATGGAGAGCCACGGACAAGAAGTATTTGTATTATCGCACGAAAGATGATACGGTGTGGCGCATTCCGACATTTGGTAAGATTTTCAGCATCATTGATTTTGGTCGCGCCATTTTTCGACTGGGCAAGCGCCTGTGGGTGTCTGATGATCATTGGCCCGAACAAGATGCCAGCGATCAATACAATTTCGGCCCCTTTTTTGACCATACCAAGCCGAAGAATCTACCCAATCCCTCCTTCGATCTATGTCGACTGGCCGTGAGTTTAATCGATGGACTGTTTGATGAACCACCTCCCAAGAAAAAGGGCAAAAAGGTCCCTGTCATGAGCGAAGAAGGTTCGTGGAAAGTCTACGAAACCAAATCACCACTGTACAATCTACTGTGGAGTTGGACCGTGGATGATGCGGGGCGCACCATTTACGAGGACCAAGAGGGTGATGAAAAATACGACGGCTTTGAACTCTATATTCGTATTGCCCATGATGTGCATAACGCCGTGCCGCGTGAACAGTTGTATCGTCCCATGTTTCAGTCATTTATCTGGAAACAAGACACACAGGAGAAAGTGTATTCGCTGGGCGTGTAATGCAAACCATAAAAAACACAACAACACACATCCAATCGGAATTGATATTCATATCGGATGTGTGAGAATCAGACAGCAACCCCCGTACCATTTAATTGGTATTACCGTTCGCGGAAGAAAGAGGTGCACAGGGGCAGCCATTGTCTGCCAAGGTAATACCACCCGTGCCTTTGCGGTAATACACCATGTTGCCATCTTTGACAGACTGGATGATGGACTGGTCATAAATACCTAAGGCGGGGGCATACCCTGTAGCGGGCTGTGTGGGGTTCTGAATGCGGCGGAGGAAGGACCCTGCTTCGGCTTTGGATTGACGACGTTGCGTAAGAAGGGAACTATCGTAAATTGTCGTAGACATTTCTATATCCTCGTTATAATTTTATCGACATTAACGTCCCGCCAAACGAGGTGGACCCACTTGCAAGTCTACATCATTCGACATATCCATATTCAGCGACATGGATGGAAGCTCCAGTGCAGGAAACACATCAGGGACCAGTACACCCGCAAACGCAATTACGATGGAACCACTAATGAAGTCTTGTAAGAATTGGATGTTTTTATATTCTTTGTCCTTATATTTGGCACCTACAAAGCTCATCACGATAAAGAGGATTCCTCCAACCAACATCCAGGGGAACCATACTGGTATCATTATTCATCTCGTGCGAGAAAAACACAGTAGTCTCAATCGCAGTCCCCTCTCATAATTGTTCATAGTCATCGGCCTCCATCTGCTCCCCCGTAGACGGTTCATCCAATGAAATAAAATCACCGTCCGAAGACAACGACGTTCCCACCTCTTCCAATATTTCTAGCACAGGGTCATCCTCATGGTCTTCTTGGTCTTGTTGAATCATGTCCGATTTATCAGGGTCTTCCGTATCAAACATTGCATTGAATTCTCCAAAGCGAACCGTAGGCTTGTCTTCCAGTAGAATGGTGGGCGGTGAGGGCGTAGGATGGGTAGCCTCTTGTGGGGCCATATCCAGCGGGGCCATATCCAGTGGAGCAGCATCGAGACTAGAAGCCATGGATTCAGGCAATACGGGAGGCAGCTCTGCACTCGGTGGAATGACATCACTCCTCACATTTGTCATCACACTCCCCCCGTTCGCCCCTTCGTGTGATTTTGTAATATGAACTTCTGCCGGACTCTTCTTGATTTCCTCGTCTTCTTCGTCACTGTCTGGTTTGTCCTCCGTCGTATCTTGATTGACAAAACTCTTCAAAATAGATTTGACAGGTACCAAGTTACGTATGGCCAACAAGATGCCCTCATTTAAAATGACTTCGATGCTGCGATAATTCTGCTGTTTTTCAATGCCCGAGATGCCATCGCGAAACAAATACGTGGAGCTCCACAGTAGTTTCGACGTTTCACACAGTACTTTGAAGAGGAAATGCTCCACTTTGGGAACAGTAATCTCCACTTTTTTGTTATTGGCCGACAGTCGAATGGCCGTGAGCACTTTGGTATGGGCAATAAACACCGCCGTGAGCAAATCTTCCAAGTAATCACAGCCACAATTGGCATGAATGGTATGAATCTCCTGATTCACTTTTTCCATGTTCCAGTCGTGAATTTCATTCAAATAATTCTGCAGTTGCCACAACACGCGCTTCGGTTCATTCACCATGGCATGTTTACTTTTTTCCAGTAACTCGATAAAGAATTGGAAATAAGCTGGTACCAAATACACACACAGTTGTTTGGTATATTCCGTGCGGGCATCCGAATACACGGACAGAATTGAATCCGCGCCCCTATTCATTCTTCTTCCTTCTGGGTTGTTGACGAGAGCGTATCTAACGCACTCCCTAAAAAGGCCCAGAGTGAGCCTGATACTTCAATACAAGTACCGTAGTCTTTTAGAATGGATTCATTCGACAGCAAGGACAGTGACAGTGTTTCAGGATTGTATCCTGCTTGAATGTACTGCACTAGATGGTCGGGTGTCAATCGTGACAGCGCTGCATTTTCTAGCGCCCGATGCTGTATGGTTTGTTGCCACATGACAGGATAGTTTAACTGTAGAAAGGCGCACTGAATCGCGCGGCGATAAGAATATTCATTTTTATGCAGATAGGCTTTGATGTCAGCAACACACACGCCGTGATAGGTGGTTACCAGGAACTCTTCCAGCGTTGACCAGGTCGGTTGATAAATCTTTTTAATGACACAGCGCGACCGAATGGGCTCTTGCAGTCGGCCTGCATCGCGGCATTCCAAAATAAAGAGTACGTCTGAGGCATGGGTCTCCAGAATGCGCCGCAGAAAAGCCTGGGCTTCGGGTGTGAGGTCATCTGCGCCTTCGAGCCACAAAATGGCGGGTTCGGTACGACGGGCCCAGACATGGAGCTTCTGTCGACCATCACGCAGTGTCCTGTCTTTTCGACAGGGGCAGACAAACAACTGTTTTTTGACACTGTCGGCATACTGCTGAATCCAATGGCTTTTGCCGCAACCAGGCGGACCTGTTAATATCATTGGAGTAGTATCCATGTTACTTTTCCAATCATAGGCGATGTTTAGATAGTGATTTTCTTAACTTTTTTACCCCTTAAAACACACACTTCTTGTTCTCCTGTGCCGCATACAGTGCCTGTCCTGTCACTGTCGCCATACTGCCCAAAGCAACCCCCACCGCAACTCCAATCACGAACTGATAGCGCACGAGGGCAGTATAGGTATAGCGAAACCATGACCTTGGTTCAGGAGCCTGCTCTACGTTAGAATCGACTACCTGGGAAATCTCTGCTACCTTCACCTGTGCTGGTTCGCCGCTCATTTGCTTCGATATCTGCGCGGGTCTTTAGACTACTTGCGTTGCTTGCGCTGCTTGCGAGATTTGCGTTGTGTGCGTTGCTTGCGATGCTTACGACCTCCACGCCCAGTATACTGCGAATAATTAATATTGCCAGACGGAGTGCGTTTTACTGTATGATTTCCAGATGAAAACAAACTAGAAAACCAAGATTTCGCAGGTGCAGCGGGTGCCGCCGCTGGTTTCTTTGGGATGTTCAAGAGTAAACCCGTGGGAGATCTATATTTTGTATAATTATAGGAAGACATTCTTTCTATATAGTGTATTCTATATTCTATTGCGCCGACAAATACTGCCGATATTCATGAA